GAAAAAAAGAGAGTCGATAAAATTTCAGATACATATTCCTTGCGCTTTTTTACTGAACCATTCTTGACAACTCCAAAGTTCCATACCAGAAAATAAGGTCAGGGGTAAGGGCCTTCGTGCCGTAGTCGAAGAACATAGACACGCCATAGTCGTTGGAAAGAGGAATCTTTTCAGGCTCCTTGTAAGGATAGATAACCGCCGGCTGTGCGATAGCGCCTTCGATCATGGCGATAGCGTGAACCGTAGTGGTCTTCGTCTTGCTGTCGGAAGTCGCTTCGGACGTCACAGGAAGATTGATAGAAGAATATACCCTTACACCGTGGAAGATAGCGAAGTCTTCGGCGGCCGTGTCCACGTTGGCGTTGTTGGTGCTCTTGTCAAGGTAGTTTCTGGCCTTGCCGTAGGTAAGAGGATCAAGGACAAGGCGGATCATGTTACGGGGAACGCCGCGAACATAATCGTTCTTGACGCTTTCCAAAGTCTGAATGATACCTTCCAGAAGGTCTTCGATTCCGGCGTCGCTGGCCGGCGTGTAGGAAGTACCTTCGGCCTTTGCCTGGGCGAAGAAGGCGGTATCGAATTCAGACGCCACAGTGTCGACGTGGTTGTCGGCACGTCTGGCCATGATGTTTCCGACGCCGAAAGTGTCAAGGTCGAACTTTGCGGCTTCTTCGACGATCTCCTTGTGGGTGTTAAGGTTTACGGTAGTAGGCGGAACGGTGATCGCGTCGCCCTTGCCGGCAGTTCTTGCCGTACCGTAAGGCTGGGAAGCGCTGTTCTTGAAGCGCTTAAACTCGACGGAACCGCTGGCAGGATTGCCAGTGTACGCCTGGGACTTCAAGCCCTGGGAAAGGGTGTCCTTCTGAATGTTGCTGATCACAAGGCCGGAAAGTTCGGCAAGGTCTACTTTCGTAGAACCGGACTGGATCAGGCTGATTGCTTTTGTTCTTGCCATTGTAAATCATTCCTTTCTGATTTTTGGTTTGTGTGTTTTTACAAGCAAACGGGGCCGTCTGCTTTTGCGGCCGGTGCGCCAGGGGCGCCAGGCTCGGCCGGCTTTGCGCCTTTGATTTCAGGGGCGCCAGGTTTCGCCGGTTCGGTGAACAGATAGGCTTTCGATTCCTTGATAGGCTTCAAAAGGCCGTCAAGGTCTGTTTTCAGGTTGCCGGCGTCGTCGACGTCGATTTTCTCAAGGTCCAGAAGGCCGATAATGTCCGAAGGGTCATGAACTTTCCCGTTCAGGGCCATTCGAAGGGCGGCGTTCTTGCTGATCTTCTTGATTTCGGCGTCATGGTTGGTTTGAAGGGTTGTGATTGTGGTCTGGGCCGTCTTCACGTCTTCGGCGATCTTGGCCGGATCGCCACTTCCGCCGATTGCCTTCAACGCTTCGGCGGCGGCTTTCAATGCGTTTTCCGCGCTGGTCTTGCCGCTGTTGGCGCCGTTGTACTTTTCGGCCGGAACGAAACTTCCGTCGTTTCCGATAACAAGATCGACGTCCTTTCCGTCTTTGCCTTTTCCTTTCAGCGCTGTTTCGACCTGTTTCGTCAGGTCTTCGCCCAGAAGATTTTTGATTCCTTCAATGATCATGTGTGATCGCTCCTTTCTTTTCCGCTGTGTTTATCGTGACTTCCACACGCTTTGCGGTTCCGCCTGGTCGCCGGACGGGTGCGGCTGTTTTTGTATATGAAAAAGACACCACCGAAAGGGTGATGTCTGATTCAACGCATAAGAAAACGCCGGTCGGAATATCCGATCGACGCTTATTCAGGGTGATATTTGCATTTCAAACAGATTTCCTTCTTGCTGTCCGTGAAGTCTTCCGGCTTCAAGTCCTTCGGAAGGAACCTGTCAGGGGTTGTCTTTTCGGCGACCATTGAAATATCGAAGCAGTCGTCGCCGTTGACCTGTCTTTGAAGGACAGGACAGAAAACAGTTTTATTTTCCATTTTTTAAAACCTCCATAGCGGATTTTGTCTTTTCGTCGAATTCGTCCTTCTTGAAGGAAGTCCGGATCACGTTGTCGCTGGTCCTCACATACGAAGCACCTTCTTCTGAATAGTAGTTCAGGAAGGTTTCACCTGTCCAGTGACGCCTTTTCAGGGAAAACGCCGCGTTCTTGATGTAGGAAACGGCTTCTTCCTGGGTGACGCCGTGGCGGCGTTCGTTTATGTGCGCGACGTCAAGTGTCAGGGCGGAAGTATCAATCTTCGCGGCCGGAACTCTGACGGTTCCATATATGCCGGTAGCTTTGATCTTCTTGTACGTCTGGAAGTCGGCTTTCGTCGCTTCCGGAACGCGCCCTTTGTAAGAATAAAGACCTTTCAGGTCGGACCATTCGTCGGGCTTGCTATATTTCAAGCGCTGGAAGGTGTCGACGTCAGAAGGTGCGTCAGCGCCCAGGCGTTCGGAATAGGCTTCGAACTGTTCCAGGTCTGCTTTTCTATTATACACCTTTTGTCGCTCAACCTCAACCGATCCCTGACCGTTCCTGGCCACCTGTTCGTCGTACCATTCTTCGTAAGTTTTGGCTTTCGGCATAGGTTGACCGGAATTATACCAGTCCAGGGCGTCGTCTGGGTCATATTCTACCGTAGTACACCGACAATTCGGGTGTATCGGCGGATAATTGACACCGACTTTCGCTTCGCTGACTTTGAAGTGTTTCCCGTCCAGGCTTCCGCAGACGTCACAGGTTCGGACTTCCAGCGTCGCCATGAATTCATATTGTTCGACGCCGGCTTCTTTGTATGCGGCCCGATCTGATTCCGCGTGAATATGCGCGGTTTCTGTCCTGACCAGGCGTTCGGCGTTCTTGTAGGACTGGCCCATTTTGGCCGCCAGGGCGGAAGACATGACGTTCACGCTTTTTCCCTGGATAAGTCCCTGGGTCAGAACTTCCCTGGTGTTGAAAAGAAGCGCCTGTTTGTTCTGCCATAGGCGATCGGAAAACATGGCGCCGGACCAGGGATAAGAAACGACGTTTTCAATGGCCGCATAGTCGATCTTTGCGATCTCGTTGAAGAATCCGGCCCTGGATTGAAGGTCATAACATTTCTTGTAATAACCTTCGACGAAGTCGTCGCCGAACTGGTTCTTCATTTGTGCGACACCTTTGTCAAACAGGTCATTCAGGATCAGGTCGATTTGACCTTGAAGGGCTTCCAGCCGGGAAATAGAACTGTTCGCCGACAGGGCGTCCAGTTGTGCCGTCAGAAGCGCCTTGACCTTCGGGTCCTGGATCGTAGCGATATAGTCCACATATTCCGCCAGACTTGCTTTCCATTCCTGGAATTCCTTCCGGTTCAGAAGACGGACGGCCTGATCGTATGTAAGGCCATACTTGCCAGCGTACTTCGAATAGAAGGCGCTGATTTCGCGCTTGATAGCCTTCGCGGCGGATTCGTATTCCTGGAACAGCTTCGCCGTCAATGCCGCGTCGTGAAGGTAGGCTTCTTCGGCGCGTTTCAAGGCTCTTTCTGTCCAGTATGCTTCATTATTCGTCATTGCCGTCACCACCATTCAGGCCGGCGCTGTCGCCGCCTTCCTGGCTGTCGTCGGCGCCCATAGCGTGATTGAAAAGGCCGTCGCCGTATTCTTCCATAGCGGCTTTCTTTTCTTCGTCGATTCTGGCCAGTTCTTCGTCGACGTCTGTGACCCACGGGTGATTTTGAAGGATCGTTCGTTTCGACAGAAGACCGTTGCTGTTCACGGCGTTGTTGATAATGTCTGTTTCGTTGACCGGAAGGTCCATATTGAAGACAATATCGAATTCTTCGTTTGTGAAGTCGCCCTGGCCGGTGATCTGGAAGTAAACGTCAATAAACAGTTTCAGACGACGGAATGTGTCTTTCAGTTCTGTTCCCAGGGAATCACAGTCAGCGTCAAGGTCCATATAACGGAAATTGATCGCCGTTCCGCTGGCGTTCCCCAGGTCAGGGTCCTTTGTATCGACAGCGGCCGCAAAGTCGAACAGATCGCGGCGCTGTTTGTCCAGGAAGGCCATGACAGCGTCGATATTTAGATCGGCCTGTAATTTATCCACGCCACCGTCAGACGTGACCTTGATCGCCATGTGTTCTTTCAGGTCTTTCAAGAATTCGGCCAGGTCTTGTCCGCCATAGTTACGAAGAATATAGATAAACTTCGCCACGTCGCGAAGAACATCGGAAGTGACGGACGTCTGCCAGTTGATGTCGTCGATCAGGTCCTTAATATAATAGCAAAGGGGAAGTTCTTCTTCGTTGTATTTCAGCCAGGCGATCGGACACTCTTCCCAGTTGTACGGCTTATTGTCAACGACGAAGTGTGGTTCCGTATAGTCAGACGCTTCGTCGCCGTGTTCTTTGTCGACATAGAAGTTTCCGGCGCCGGTTCCGGCGAAGGCGTCCGTCTTGAACCATTTCACACCACCAGGCCACCAGAATTCGGCGTGTGTGATTATGTGTTTCCTGGTTCCGATATAAATGACCTGGTCATAAAATCGAATAAAGGCGTCCAGTTCCGTTCGTTCAGCGTCGCGCCACAAAGGGACAAGTTCGGTCGAAGGAATACGCATAAATGCCAGTTTCCCGTCCCTGAAATAGGGCTGAATCCAGGCAATACCGGACTTGATCGCGCCTTTTCCCAGGGATTTGATCTTCCGACGGAAGGTCTGGTCGAAGACTTTCGTCAAGGCTTCGCCGTATGCGCTGTTTTTGGTGTCGACCGTCCAGGGCTTCGACAGAAGGTAGTTCGCTTTCTGGTCGACAAGTTTCTTCAAGATCGGGTGTTCGATCTTCGTGTTTGAACGGTTCGCAACGTCAACCGTCTTTCGCTGGACGTCGCTTCGGTTCCTGTAATAGGATTCAGCTTCAAGCATGATCGCGTATTCAGGGGACGCCTTGAATTCACGTATTTCTTCGCTGACGATCTGGGCCAGCGTCATTGTAGCTTTTTCGGGGTCGGACAGAATCATATTGATCCGGTCCATAACAGATAATTCGGCCATTTTTACACCTCACTTCAATACTTCGATAGAAGAACCACGACGTAGACGTTCGACCGAATAACGAAGGGCGGCCATAGCGTCGTCCATAAATTCGGCCGGTTCGTCTATGTAAAGACCGGACGTCGGGTCCTTTTTCCATTTCCATTGTTGGACTTCTTTCAGTACATTCACGCATGACGGGTGAATGTGGATTTTCCGGCCTTTCAGCCAGTCGATTTGTGCTTTCACGCTTCCAGGCTCTTTCTTCACAGGGTAAGCGCGAAAGCCAGCCTTTGACCAGGTCTTAATTCTGTCCGGTTCAGCGGAATCGCAGAACATTTCGATCCGTTGGTCGACTTTGTTCTGTTTGGCCAGGCTGATAATTTCTTCGGTGTCCTTTTCAAAGACATAGATTTCGGAACAGATATACACTTCGCCGTCTTTCCAGCCGACGCCCAGAATGGCGTCCGCGTGGTTATAGCCGAAGTCCTGGCCATAATAGAAGGCGTCGAAGTTGTCCTTTCCGGTCTTGAAGTCGTGGACTTCGAAGTTCGTCAGGATTAGGCCGCCCAGTTCGCCCCATTCGCCCAGACCATAGACGCGATAACCTTCGGGGTCTTCTTCGCGGCGTCGTTCCATACGGCGAAAATAGGCTGGGTCTATGAACCGGTTTGTCTTATATGTTGAATGGTGGGCCAGGACGTCCGGATCAGCCTTGTCGAAGTATCGGCCTTTGATCCAGTGCGTCGCGCTGACTGGGTTGAACGTCATTGTTATCTGGTAGTACAGATTCGGATTCAGTTCGTTCAGATTACCACGAAGACGGTCGTCCAGAATGTCGACGTCTTCGGAAAGAAGTTCTGTCGCTTCTTCGCACCATATCCAGACCAGTTTTCCGTTCTTAAAGGTGATCGACTTCACCTTTTCGCGCTGTCGCTGATCCTTGACGCCGCGAAATATGATTCGGTTTCCGGTGATCTTACATTCCAGGGACAACGGGTTCAGGTTGACCTTCCAGAAGCGTTCAGCGTAAGGACCGAACATTCGGAAGATCGCCGCCTGTAATTCTGCGAAGGTGCTGTCGCGGTTCGTTTCTTCGATCTTGCGCACGACAAGAAGGTTCGCGCCGGTATACGCCGGATCGGACAACTTCGCGATATAGTCCTGGGCGATATTCACAGACTTTCCGGAACCGGCCGATCCCTTCAGGATTCTATAACGACCGCGCCATTCGTTCACCGGTCGGAATACAGGGTTAAACTGGGCCGACGCTTTGAATTCAATCTTCGCCGCCGTAGTCATAATTGATCACCACCGTTACAGGGACATTCGCTTCAGGGTTATCCTTGAACATTCCCAGGTGACGGCCGCACATTTCAAGGGCCTTCAGTTTGTCGGCCATTCTGACCTCGCGTTCGACGCCCATTCCACATTCCGTCGGAATCTGTTTGACGCGGATCGCGGCGATCGCGGCGCGGTCTTCAGGGGAAGCCGTTTCTTTGACGCTTCCGTTCTCTGGGTCGATCAGGTCCGTCGGGTTCACGAAGGCGACTTTTCCCAATTCCAATAGAACGCGGTCGGCCGTGATTCCGGTTCGCCTGGACCTTTCGGCCATAGCGGATTCGACGCGCGCGCGAATTTCAGGTTTTGTTAAGTTTTCACTTCCGATTGATCCGGCGGATTCCACAGAATATCCGGCGCGAATTGCGGCCTGTGTCGCGTTCAGGTCGATCAGATATTCTTCACAGAAGCGTTCTTGTTTTGCTGTCAGCTTCGGCATGATTCACACCGTCCTTTCTGTATAATCAATGAATGGGTACAAAAAAGACACTCCCGAAGGAATGTCTTCAATGTACCCTATTCAAAGGAGGGTGGACTTTCAGTCGTCCACGATACCATAATACCATATAAAAACAGTCTTGTCAGTTGCACAGAGTTGCAAACAGTTGCAAACAGTTGCACATAGTTGCATATTTTTTATATTTTGGTGCGGACAAGGGGATTCGAACCCCTATGGAATGAACCACGCGGTCCTGAACCGCGCGCGTCTGCCAGTTCCGCCATGTCCGCGCGTTGTGCCTGGGGTTGCCAGGCACGTTTCAGGCTATGAAAACCACTTCGACCGTTCGGCCCTGTTGAACAGTTTGTTCAGGGCGATTTCTCTTTGACGGTAGACTGTGGTTCTGTCCACCTGAAGGAATTCAGCGGCTTCTTCGTATGACCTGTACGGGTAATACAGGGCCAGAAGGACGCATTTTGAACGGGTGTCCAGTGTCAGGACCAGGGACCGGACTTCTTCGATCTGGCGAAGCTGACGTTCCAGGTTCGCGATCGCTTCGTCTGCTCTGGCGTGCCGGCGGTCACGTCGGTCGACCATTCGGACCAGGTTCCCGTCTGGGTCTGGTGAAGAAGCGCGGACGCCCGTCGGGTTTATGGCCGTGGAAGGATAGGCGCCCGACATAAGTATTTCTTCCAGATCGTATTCCAGGGATTCCTTTTCGGCGGCGATCTGTGCTTCTATGACGCGCGCTTCCTGGTCGTGGTTCCGAAGTATATCCATGACCCTTGTTCTGACTTGACTTTCTTTCGGTTTGTCCATTTTTCTTCACCACCTTTCCACCACGTCAAATTAGAATGGAAGGTCCCCGTCGTCAATAGGGACTTCTTCGAACCCTTCCGAAGCGAAGGCGTTCGCGGCGTAACTGCCGGCTTCTGCGTCTTTCTTCGCGTCAGCGAAATAGACGGAATCAGCCAGGACTTCGACGGCCTTTCTTTTGTGGCCTTCGTTGTCTTCCCAGGAACGGGTCTGGATCGAACCGACGACGGCGATCCTGGTTCCTTTCTGGAAGTGCTTCGAAATGAATTCGGCGGTCTGTCGCCAGGCCACGACGTCAATGAAGTCGGCCTTCTCTCTGTTGAAGCGGCGGTCTACGGCCAGGGAAAACGACACGACGGCCGTTCCCTGTGGTGTGTATTTCAGTTCTGGATCGCGTGTCATGCGGCCCAGAAGTTGACATTGATTCATTGGTTTTCCTCGCTTTCGGTTTAGAATTTCTTCCCGTGTTTATACGGGCGGCCTTCGTTGTATGCCATTTTCTCACGGATAGCGGCGTCCAGGTCGATTCCCAGGTGTCCGCAAAGGTCCGCGATCCTGATCACAGCGTCAGCCAGTTCGACGGCCACGCCTTCAGGCTTTTCGCCGCGCCATTCGTTCATGTCGGACACTTTGAATCCGTTGACCTCTTTGAACCAGAAGTCGGGGTTTCCTTCGCGTTCTTCTTCCAGTGCTTCGGAAAGTTCGCTGTGGATCAGGGCGATAGATGTTCCGAACGCCGGTGTCGGGTTCCAGAACCCGTGATTCACGGCGTTTTCGTGGGCCTTCTTGACCAGTTCGTTAATTTCCATGATAAAATCCTTTCACACATAGATTTTCGGCGGTGTGACCAGGTCTTGACCGATCGGCCGCCACAGGTGCAGACAGTAGTTGTGATTATTCACATAATCAGATTTTGAAGGGTGGTATTCGACGGCCCATTCATCTTCTTCGAAGAACATATCCTTAATCACACACATTTCTTCCCAGGTCGGACAGGTTTTCCGTTTCTGGTTGCATGGCGTGACGCTGACGTGTTCCCACCCTCCGCCGTTACTGGCGATCACGAAGAAGGACCGGCCGTTCACATAGATTTTGAAGGCGCCGTTGTATTCGTCGCCGTTGGTCCCGTAGATGTGCCGGACGTCCTGGCGGTATTTGTTCAGGTAGTTCAGATTCTTCATTCTGTCACCGCCTTCACGACGCGGATTCTGACTTCCTGGCGTCCGAACTGAAGGGCGTCGTCGTGGTCTTCGAAGTAGACGTCGATCTTCAGGCCCTTAATGGCGCCGCCGCGATCCTGGACTATGTATTCCCCCAGGCCTTCGACCTGAAGGACGGTTCCAAGCGGATATACGTCCCAGTCAGCGGCGATCGTGACGCCTTCCTGGGCGATAGCACCTGACGCGGTGTAGACGATACCGTTCGGCCGGTTTTTGGCCCACGCGCCACAGCATTTTTCACAGGGACAGTAAGCCGTCGCCGTGACGGTCGTCCAGGCTTCTTCTGGCGGCTTTGTTTCGTCCGGTAGGGGAAGAATAGGGGCGGACGGTTTAGACGTCGCCAGGGGCGCCAGAATCGCTTCCTGGGCGCCTTTTGTTTCTTCCTGGACAATTCCTTCGGCGGCCGCCGGTTCGGCCGCCATAACGAAGGACGCGCCCACCAGGACGCTTCCCAGAAGCAGACACAGGAAACTAAATGTCAGTTGTTTCATTTCGGTTCACCTTCCTTTTCGGGGATCGCCTTGAAGCAGTCACAGCGGACCACGCGGTCAGCTTCGTCGGCGTGAATGGGACTGGGAAGACCGGCGTCGGCTCTTTCGATACAGGCGACACAATAATCACCGTGTCGGTTCTTCCGGTCGTCGTGTATTTCCTGAATGTTGTCGCACTTCCGACAGTTGAAGTCATACCGCCACTTCGGAAGGCGTTCTTTTCTTCGGCGGATCATTCTTGGTCACCGTCTTTCGTGTTGCGCCTTATTTCCCAGACGATCTTCGGTCCAGTCGGATATTTTTCCGGCATTTCGCGCGGTCGACTTGGGACGGACCACCCGTTCGCCTTGCCTTCGGTCGTTCCGATCTGTTTGAAGCCGGCGGCCCGTAAGCTGGCGCCTGATTCCGACGGTAGGGTGTAGGTGATGATCCGTCTATAACCCATAGCGCGCGCCAGGCGGCCGCATACAGAAGTGAATTCGCGTTTTTGTGGCCTTCTAATACGCAACAACGGGTAATTTCTGCCGTTTTGCCGTCGTCGTTCCGTCTGGCAATAGGACGGCCCACAGTGACAACGCCGATCAGGGTGTCGTCTTCCTTAATGCCGATACTGAACTTTTGTCCTTGTGGTGCTACATTGTGTCGGTGGTGTTCGTTCACGAAGTCCTTCGCTTCTTTGAAGGTGATCGGTATTATTTCAATCATTCGCGACACCGCCTTCCACTTCGTCGCCCCAGGCGTCCCACCCAGGGACCGTCTGTCTGGCGAATAACTCGATTCGTGATACATTACCCGAAAGGGCGACAATTCTGTCACGGGTTTCGGCCGGCTTCTCACTGTGGCGGCCGATCGGGGCGTCGATTACGCTGTGAACGGAAGCGGAAGCGCGCTTCGGCTTTCCCTTCGTGGCCAGAAGACAGACTTCAGCGTTTGCGCGTGTCCAGTTCCCCAGGCCCCAGAACCAGGAAGGGGACTTCTTATTCCGTTTCACCCAGACGAACGCGGCGGTCTTGTATGTAAAACCCCACTGTTTGATCGCTTCCAGGGCGACGTCCAGGTTCGGGAATGTGGCCCACATGAACAGAAGACAGTCGTCTTCGGCTATGTCCTGGACCGGAAGGTCGAAGATGTCTTCCGGCTTCATGGTCTTATAATGCCTTTCGGCATTTCGCGTGGCGCCGCCGGCGGCATAGTTCCAGGGTGGGTCCGCATAGATTACAGAATACTTTTTGTCTGGGAATGGAATCATACGGTCACCGCCTTTCTGGCGGCCAGGTTTTCCACTGACCGCTTTTCACAGTAGACAGAAAAGGCCATTTCGCGGATCACGTCGGGGATCAATAAGACCAGGTATTCGTCGCCGTAACCGTCTTCACCCCATTCGCGGCCGGCGGACCGGTTCGCGACTTCCAGTTTTCTTCTGGCGTACTGTTCCGCGTCTGCAAAGAAGACGGGACACAGGTCGATTCCCAGTTCCTTTTCGACTGCGATCTGAAGGTCAGTCTTTTCCATGTGCGCGACCTCCCTTCAGGCCTTCCGGCATTTCTGCCGGAAGGATTGACTGGTGGACCAGAATCAGGTCACTTCTGTCCACCAGTGCCATATCGTCAAACAGGGCGAAGGTCCCGTCCGCCAGGTTGACGGCGTTGTGTGGGCGCTTTGTCTTCAGGAAGGCCGTTCCGTTGTGTTCGAAGACGTCGCCGGTGTTCAGATCACCATATTTCGTCTTCATTGTCGTCACCGTCTTTCTTGCCTTCGGCGATTCTGCGAAGGACTTCTTCGGCCAGTTGTTTTGTGGTGAAGTCGGCCAACAATGCAGAATCGGAAAGTTCCACCTGGTCAGGTTCCAGGGATAAACAGATGTCAGATTCCACATAGAAAGCCGGCCGAACGCCATTGCTGCCACCGTACGCGTCGTCGCCGTCCAGACCGCCGCCGGTGTCGACATAGCGCACACCGTTCGCGCCGCCGGCGTACGGGGTGTTCAGCCACCACCAGTCGTCCAGTTCCAGAAGGCCCTGTTCACTGTACTTTTTGAACATGGCTTCGGTCAGAAGGGCGATCTTGTCCTGAATGATACCGTAACCGGCGCCGCCTTCATGGTCTGCCAGGTCCCAGTCGGCCGTCAGGATATGGGCGGAACGGATAGGTCCTTCAGCCTGGTCAAAGGCTTCCAGGAAGTCGGTGTTCAGTTCCTTTCGAAGATTGCTGAAGCGCCAGTCATTCGGATTCGTGGCCGGCTTTTCCGGTCTGGTCTTGAACGGCTGATCCGCGAAGTGTCTGTCGGCGATACAGGTATCGGCGATCAGAAGGGTTCTTTCGTTCGTGAAGTGTTCCAAAACGCGGACGTCAATCGGTCCGGCGTTGAATACGGTTCCAGGTGCAAGGTCCTTGATTTTAGCGTTTACCATTTGTTTTTCCTCCTTCGAATTCTTCGATCACGACTTCGATTCGTGGGTCTTTCGCGTCCACGGCGAAGTCGTCCGTAAAATGTTCAATCTGGTTCCACCCGTCATTTTCCAGGACGCCACAATGGACAAGGCTGTCCTGAATGAACTTTTTCGCGAACGCGATATTGTCTTTATCGCGGCGGCGGTTCGGTTCGACCCACAGGTAATGAATCACGACGGGGCGGCTGAAGTGTACGCCGCGAAGCTGTGTTTTCACCATGTAGCCGATCACATTTTCGGCCTGTTTCTTCATGGCGGCGGCTTTATATTTGCCTTTGACAGCACGTTCGGCGTCAATGTATTCGTTTAACCCTGGCAGAAGGCCAGGAATAGTCAGTTTGTACTGCTTCTTCACTCGGTCACGTCCTTTCCTCATAGGCCCAGAATCTTTCTGGCCTTGTCACGCCTTTCGGCGGCGTTTGCTGTCCGCCTGGATTCGCCGGCAAGTTTTAACTTGATCGGACACATTTCCAGGATTCGGTCATAGATTCGCGCATATCCCAGGGACGGTGGATTCTGAAGGTCAGCCAGGGAAAGGTTCGTGGTTACGATCAGCGGCTTTCCGGAACGGCTTCGGGCGTCTATGACGTTGAAGACCTGTTCCACGGAATAGGACGTGTCGCGCTCGACACCCAGGTCGTCAAGGACCAGAAGGTCGTAGCGGTCCAGTTTGTCCAGGAATTCCTGTTTATCTTCGCCGAACCCCTGAAGTTTGTTCAGGATTCGGGGGAAGTTCGTGACACTGACCCTGACACACTTGTCAATCAGCGCGTTCGCGATACAACAGGCCAGGAAGGACTTTCCGGTTCCGACGCCGCCATAGAACAGAATTCCGATATTGTCGGCCTTCATTTCCTCCCAGTGGTCAACGTATTTCCGACAGACGTCGCTGATCTTCTGGTTCCGGCCGTCGTCCTGGTCGAATGTCTGGCCCAGGTATGACGGATCAGTGATCCCGTCCTTTCGCCGGCGCTCGACCATTTCGCGGAATTTCCGGCGTTCTTCCTCCTGGCGTTCGCGTTCCGCCTGTTCTGACCGGCATTTGCACATACACGGAACAAGGACCGTCTTTTCGCCCAGGTCCAGGCGGTGTTCTTTTCGGGTTTTGCAGTTGCCGCAACACAGGAAGCCTTCTTCGTCACGGAAGTCGCCTTCGGCTTCGTTGTTCGCGCGGCCCCTTGCGGCGATTTGCTCCACGACGTCGCTGAAGATGTTTCCCACGGTTATTCACCCAGGAAGTCTTCGCCGTCGTCGTAGTTTTTGGCGGCGGTCGGCTTCGGTGAAGGCGTTACCTCTGCGCGATCGTATTCGTTCCAACGCTCACCGCGAAGGAATGTGGCCGGATAGGGAATGAACCGTCCTTCGTCCTTTGTCCACTGTTCCGAACGCTTCCAACGCTCGACACCCTGGACGATCAGGTCGGTCAGTGCTTTGTCAGGCTTGATCTGGTTCCAGACCTTCACAGCGTCCTTCTTACCGACCTTTCGGGGATAAGCAGACCAGAAACGGTCAAAACCGTCGCCACCACAGGCGCCGTGTTGCGCCGTTACTCGTTTTCGTTCCTCGTTTTCGTTTTCGTTTACGTTTTCGTTTACGGAAGAATCTGTTTGCATTTGCGCGCAAGTGTCATTTTCTTCACTTGTTTCCGTCTGTGTGCAAGTGTTATCAAGTTCAGACGGAAGGGGGAATTTGCTTTTCATAGCGCGCCTGTTCTGGTGCTTGTCCCAGGACAATAATTTCAGGTACTTCTTGCCGTCTTCAGGGGCCGTATATGTAGCCACCAGGCCGGCCTTGCACAATTCGGAAAGCCAGGAAGCGACTTTTCGTTCGGTCGGGACGCTTAAAGGGAACAGAAGTGAAGCGATAATCTTCGGGTTCCCGTGGTACAGGCCGAAGTCGTCCGCTTTGACGATCAGACGGTAGAACAGGACTTCAGCTTCCGCCGAAATACTGGCCAGATTTTCCGACGTGCAGATCGATTCTTTTAATATGCGACTTGGCATTTCTTACACCACCTTTCAAGCGTTTTTCTGGCAAGCACGGCACAACTCGCGTCCATACTTCTTCAGGGAATACTGCTGTTCTGCGGAACTGATAGGACCGCCACAGGAAGGACACACGGCGCCGCCTGCCTGGGCGTTATTCTGGGCCTGTGGCGCGCTTTGTGCGGCCTGACGGGTAGTTTGTCCACCCTGGGCGTGTGTCGCGTTCTGGGCTGTTCTGGGCGCTTGTGCGTAGCCGTTCATATTGAAGCGGACAACGCCGTTCCGGTCCACGATAACCAGGTCACAGATTTCACGCCGTTCGTTGTAGGCGATTTTCGACACCTTGAAGCGTGTGTTCGAATAGCACTTGTAGACCTCTTTGTTCCCCTGGCGTTCGGAATAGAATTCGTTGTCGGCCAGTTCGACATAGATGAACGGTCCGGTGTAAAGTTCGCGGCCGATCCCGACGTTAAAGCCGGCGCGTTTGAAGGCGTCTGACGCCTGGCCTTTTTCCTTCTCTGTGTTACTCTCGACGCCGACGTCCTGTTTCCGGACCCAGGCGCCTTTGTCTTCGTCCCAGATGTCGATCGAACAGAACAGATTCCCGTTGATAACTTCGTGGGTTCTCTGCCAGTTACCAGGTCCGAAGACCAGGTCCAGGATTCGCATATCGACACGGGCGTCCTTGTAAAGAAGAAGGACCGCGCCGACCTTGCCGGTTTTGGCTTTGCTTACGGACTGGACGCGACAGTCTATGTCCTGTTCGGTCAGAAGGGGAATGGTGAATTCTTTCATATCGTCGCCCCCCTTACTTGATCTGAATGTTTCGGTTCTCAATCAGCGACGCGCCGGTGATTTCCTGACCGGCCTGAATTGCCTTCTTGATTGCCGTTTTGTCCGGCTTCGTGGAAACGGTTTCCACGATATAATCGGCCGGAATGGCGTCTTCGTCGTCGATACTAACCGCCACGGACTTTCTGAAGGAAACGCGGACCTTCGCGGTTTCGACTTTGTCGCGTCCGACCGCGTCCAGACAGGAAGTCAGATACTTCTTCATATTGTCGACCTTACGTTCTGCGCTCTTTCTGCGCTCTGCCATGCTCGATTCCTCGGTCTTCAGGGAAGTGATAAAGGCTTCAAGGTTCTTGATATAACAGGCCACGGATTCGGCCTTTTCCTCAAACGCGCCGCCCAGGGCGTCCACGGCTTCAAAATTCAGGATTTCGCCGGTTTCTTCGTCGACCTCCAAGCGGTCGAAGGCTTCCAGATATTCACGGGTGATTTCAAACAGACTGTTATTCATTTGTGGAACCTCCCTTCATAGCGGCCAGTTCAGCTTCAAGGGCGGCCGCCTTCTTTTCTGCTTCCTGGAAACGGTTGAACCAGTCGGTCGAACTCTTACGTTCGAATTCCAGGCTTTCGGACAGTTCGCGGTTCTCGACCAGAATTTTCAGGGTAAAAGCCTTCACGGCTTCAGTGTCATAAAAATTCAGCATTGAAATTTCCTCCTTTGCGTGATATACTATTTACAGGTACTTTTGGAATGGGCCGTTTCGGTTGTTGTGGTGACGACGAAACGGTCTTTTTCTGTTTCTTCAATGGTGATTTTCTTTTCACCAAGAAGAATTAGGCTTTTGACAGCTTGTCCGACCTGGACTGGCGACAGGGTGGCGGTGTACTTCATGGCGTTTCCTCCTTTCCTTGTGTACTGGTTGGAAGGCGCCGGCCAGGAACAGGAATCCGGCCCAAAGGAACAGAAACCCGAACATTCTGACCGTTCCTTCCAGAAGGGGAACTGTGTCGCGCTCGACCGCGCCGACCGTTCCGATCATGGCCATAAATGAAATGAAGGCAAGGACACCGGCTGTCGTTCTTATAGCCAGGCGAATTCGCTGTCGTTTCCGCCTGGCGCTGACATTTCGTGTCATGGTGTAACCTCCTTTCGCTTTCTGCCACGACGACGAATATTTTCCTGGTAGGTTCTCTGTGCCAGAACCGGATCGTAGGCCGGACGCTGATTCTGGTCAAGTTCGCCGGTGTCGCCGCGTTTCAGTTCGCCATAAAGCGTCTTTTTAGGTACGCCGACGGTTTCAGAAATTTCGGCGGCGGTAACGCCTTTTTCATATAAAGCCGCGATCGCTTTTCTGTCGTCGAAGGTAATTGTTCTATAAACGCCCACGTTTTCACGCTCCTTTCTCGGCCGTTTTGGTATAAAAAAATAAGTTGCGAAAGTCGTTTTGACTTTGCAACTTAATAGTAAACCTTACAAAGTTGACAAAACGGCAATTTTTAAGTATAATATTTACTGTTGCATTGTTGCAGCATTAAATTTGGCTCGGTAGTTCAGCTGGTTAGAACGCTAGCCTGTCACGCTAGAGGTCGTCGGTTCGATCCCGATCCGAGTCGCCAT